CTTGATGCTGGCAACGCACTACCCTAATCCACTGCCACGCAGGCGTGCCTTGTTCAGCGGAATCAGCTCACTAAACCTGCATATTCATAATTTCACTTTGAATATTTAGCCAGTCAGATTGATGTGCGTTGAAGCGTGGTTTTACAGAGACATACCGCAAGTCACAAACTGCCGTAGTGGTGGTTTTGAGGTGATTTGCGGTATTTTTTTGTGCTACATGTGTGCTAAGGCTAAATCGTAGGCCGGAGAGGCTCGTACACAGACGCGACCTCGGACGTTACCTTCCCCAGCACGATAATCCCTTCCATTCCCTCTCCGTCGATCGTCTCCCCGTCTGAGGTGATAATCCCTGTACTGAACAATCTACCCAGTTGCGGGAACTCGCCTATCTGGAATGCTATCTTGTCGCCTGGCGCGGGCTTGAGTGATTTGTCCGCCAGCACGAACCCGTCAGGCGTCTCAATCAGGATCATGTTGTTGCGGTGAGGCATCAGCACATCGTTCAGATCGATGCGCCGCTCGATGTAATCGGACGCCGGTGATGGAAATCCCATAATTACCTCACGTATCCCATATTGCGTAACGACCAGGTCTTATTCTCGCTTTCCTCTGTGACCAGCTCGAAGAAGAAATTCTGGTAACGCCGTATCCACCGGTTGCACTCCGCCAGCGTCCACACGTGGTTCACGTCATCCAGACGCGCTTGGAATGCCGCAGTGGTGACTATCTGCCTGCCGCGGGCGTCCTTGGTTATCGCACCAGTGAACGCCGCGTGTATATCGCTCTCTCTCGCCATGATAAATCCCCCTCTGATAAATACTGTATGGATAAACAGTAATATCGATCGGTAGATTTGATCAAGGCGAAGCGAGTCACAGATTTGTAAAGGGTTTGAGGCGGAAGGGTTTTTAATCAGGCAGGCGTGGTGGTGAGTGACTAATCTCAAATGACCCACCCCGTAGCCTGCTGAGATTGGCGCGGTCTGTAGCTGCCCCGTCGCCGGGGCTTTTTTATGATTTAGTGATCAAAAGATCAACGACCAATTGATTAATTTTTTTTATTAAATTACTATTCCCTTAAACTTAATATGCTCACGCTCATGAGTCCTATTAAATATACTAAAACCAATAGTGAATAAGCGATGCTTGATAAAGAGATTAACAAAGATATTGAGGTTTTAAGGGCAATTGCGATTGTTACAGTGATGCTAGCTCACATTCCATTAATACTTCTTCCAGATTCATTTTATTTTAAAATACTAAATATAAGTAAATTTGGAAGTGGTGTTGATTTATTTTTCTGCGTATCCGGGTTCATAGTAACCAGAAGTCTAATCTTCAAAGATTTCCACAAAATGACTCGTTCTGAGTTCTTGTTACAGTCAAAAATGTTTTATATTAAAAGAGCGTTCAGACTATTACCTGCGGCTTTTTTTTGGATAGCCATATCAATAGCTTTGACTGTAGCTGTTAACAACTATCAAGCCTTCCTGCCTTTGCCAGAAATGTTAAAGTCGGCATTTTTCGCAATAACCCAAACAAGCAATTTTTATTTTATTTCTTGCAGGCCAGCAGGAAATTGCGGAAATCTTGGGGTTTATTGGAGTCTTTCTTTAGAAAACCAGTTTTATCTCTTGCTGCCAGTATTTCTGTTCTTGTTCAAGAACAGAAATCTGTGCATTGTGATGGCAATAATTATTCTGGTTCAATTCTTTATCCCGCGGACATTGAACTCGAGTACTCCTATGGGCTGGCCGCTTCGAACAGATGCTATTGCGTTAGGGGTAATCATTGCCGTGTTAAGTACAAAAGAAACCTACCAGAGGTTTAATCCTAAGTTTATGTCCCACAAAGCACTGGCTTTGGCGATGCTGCTTTCTCTGACTTTCTTACTTTGCATTTTTACGGATCCTAATCCTATTGTTAGTTTTCAGGTGGGCGTGGTTGCACTGCTTTCAGGAGTGATGGTATTCATTGCAAGCTATAATCGAGGCTACTTTTTATTCGGTAACAAGTTTGAGAAAGTGTGTTTATATGTTGGTTCGAGATCTTACTCTATTTACCTCACACACTTCATCGCCCTTTCAATAACGAAGTACATTTTTATTTTGGGTGATAGTGCCATTATAAAAGAACTCAGCTTCTTAAAATTCCCTTTCTTTATAATTCTAACTATCTTGATGTCTGAATTTAGCTTTAGGCTTATTGAAAACAAGTTTAGATATATCTGGAAGAAGAGCCCAAAGGTGACGGCAAAAGCTCCTTGATTAAACAAACTCCTGCCGTCTAATATCAGATGGCAGGAACATCAGGCCAGGATACTTCTGGCGCAGTTTTCATATCAATTTCATTTAATGAGTCAATATAGTCCAGCCACGAATTCAACTTCACCTTATCACCATCACTCAACCTTCCCAGTAATAGCTTCGTCTGCCATATACTGATAGTATCTGTGGCGACATTCATTCGATATTGCCTTTCTTGCTCTGCTATAGAGGCATAATCGATAACTGGTGCAGTAAACTTACCTTTGAGATAAATCCAACCATATTGAGGCTGCGTTTTCTCTTCTGTCACATCCACCCAGATAAATGATGCAGGAAACATCTCTTTCATGTCGCCATCGGTTTCAAATATCTCAGCGACTAAATCATTTTCTATGCGCGCATACAAAGCCATTATGAATACTCCTCAATATATACAATCCCCGGAGCGCCCATGTTCTGTCCTGCGGTGTTTGCGGCCTGGTTGCCACCACCACCTGAGCCAGGAGCGCCATAATCAGACTGGCCCGTGCCTGTGCCTGCTTTCCTGCCACCACCCCAATAGGATGCCCCGCCATCACCACTGCCATAACCGCCAAGTGACGAGTCGGTTGCATCGCTGCCATAGCCGCCTGATAGATTGACATCACCCCCAGACCCCACACCCGGGGCGCCACCGCCTCCTCCGGTAGCGAATCCGCCACCAGATGCTGCGCATTCTGTACCGAAAGAACTACTCCCGCCCGGCGATCCGCCAAGCGCCCTTGCGCCTACCACTACGGTGTATGTATCTTGAGTAAGCGTAATCATTTTAATTGCAGTACCTCCAGCCCCACCACCTCCGCCTGGAGGAGCTGTCGTGGATGAACCGCGTGCACCAGATCCGCCTGCGCCAGTTACGTATGCGCGTGCCTTTTTGGCACCCGGCGTTCTTGTATAGGTGAATGTGCCTGCTGTTGAAAATACCTTTACTCCGATCAGCCTTCCGGTACCTGAGCTCAATAGCCCCGCTTTCAGGTTTGCCAGAATGGTGGCAGGTGTGCCGTTATCTAGAACATCTACCGAGGCACTGTCAGAGATGAACTGCGCCAGGACATAGGCCATGGTTGAAGACTGTCGCAGTGCTTTATTGATCTGCGCAGATGAAGCTTTACCCGACTGGAATCCTGCCATCAAAGCAGCAAGCGCCTCATAATCAGCCTGGCTTGTCACATTAGCGCCAGCTCCAATACCAAATGCCTTAAAGTTATTCGTAGCCATTAAAGTGTTTTCTCCCATGCGCCATCGTCAAATCCGGCGATATATTGATTTTCTAAGTCGAAGCCGAAGAATTTATTCCCATCGGATGGCGTTAAGACTGCAGGAGTCGTAATACTTCCGGCATAAACGCCAGCAGCCTTAACCGTAAGGTAGCCCTGCCGTATGGCAGCAATTAACTCAAGAGACACATTGCTAATATCTGTATCGGGGAAGACCCACACCCCGATGGTCATGTCCTGGTTATCCACGATCTGCATTGTCAGACCTGAACCAGCCAGCGCAGTGTCGAGAATCTGTGGCAGGCTATCGTTGGTGCCATCCCAGTTGTTGATGGCGATTTTTGCTTTCAGGATGATGCGGTAGGTGTCATCGCTGAGGCTGGTGTAACCGGCGTCGGGGTCATATGGCCCCTGCCAGACGCCTTGATCCCAACCAAGACCAGTGGTATCAAACGAAAAATAAACGCCAGATATTGGCTGGCTTACAATCCGGCTTCTGCCTATCCATTCACCCAGCGCATCCAGCTGGACGCCCACTGCTTCATCAATATCAAAGGCCGATACAAGCCCTTTAATGGCAACTGATGTGTCTGAAAGTGGTCTTGTTGAGAGGTCGATGTGATCAACGAACAGGGGCTTCCCCCTGTGATAATTCGTTATCCGGTCGGTATATTTACTCATGGCGACACCGTGATTGAGATGTTCGCTGTGCTGCAGGTGGCAGATTCGTTGTAGGCGATGACGATGTTTGAGGCTGATAAGGCGTCCGCTGACTTGCCTATCTGCAGGCTGTTGATGTCGTAATAGCGAGCGTTACCACCACTCACAACACCAAGGTTTGCAGGCGAATACAGTCGACTGAGTAAGACGTCATCCCCGATCGTCAGCGAGTTAATGTAATCAACTATCGCCTGCTTAATTTGCTCACCAATCTGCGTGGTGTAGCCGGTGAAAACCTTCAGCACCAAGCCCGCATAAATCGGCACATTGGTGGGGCGAGAAAAGCTGATGTTATGCGGATTGCCGTATTTGTCAGCGACCTGAGTGGTTGTGCTGCCGAACGTTCCTACACCCTGACCTTTTTTGCCCCGGATGGTTTGTCCAATCTGGGTGACATCCCCGCCCTCAACAATGGCAGCGATAGAATGCGCAGGAATACCGTTAGCATCAGTTGCGCCCGTATCGTTCTCATAGAGTTTGTGGCGGGTAACTCCTGATACGTTAGCCAGCGCGCCGTCGACTGCCTCAAACGGTGTAATAGACGGTATAGCAACGCTCTGGCCCTGCCTGATACGCAGTGCTGAGTCCTTTTCTGCATCTGAACCCACTGCTGCTGCCACTGAGTTACTAACTGCGGTCCAGCCACGCGTAGGCGTGTTGATCTGCGTAACTGAGCCAATCATCGCCGCAACGGCACCTGGCACCGCGCTGGTTGCTGTCACGGTAACTGACCCGCCAACGCCGATAGTGACGCTGGCAGGCAGGTTCCAGATCATGCCGTTTGCATCTTTCACCGAGCCATTGGTGATAGTAGTGCCGGCTGTTCCCGTCAGCGTTAAATCAACCGTTGAGTTAGTTGAGGGTTTACGTGTGATGCCGTTGATTTTCACATTATGCGTGAGAGCGTCAGTCAAAGCGGTTGATGGAGAGAATGACGTGTAAACCTGAATGGCAGTGTTATTTGCATCGTGAACAGCGAGAGCCACAAGGGCAACCATCTGACCATCTTTACTGTCAGGATCGAGATAGGCGTCAGTGCCGTATATCTGCTGAAAATAACTGGTGATAGTGTTCAGGATTGTCTGGTAATCGGGCGCACTTATCCCTGAGGCGGTCACCGTAGCGGAGAGCCCCAGCGTATCGAGATTGAGAGCCATTATGCCTCGCTTGTGACGGTCGTCGTTCCGTAGATGGTGTCGATGGTTGCGGTGAAAATCACTCGCCGGGAGGAGGTGTTCAGGTTGGTATCAAATGACTTAATCGAGTTAACGCCGGGCGTCTCCAGTATCCTTTTACGGATAGCCAGGTTGTATGTCTCAGGCTTCTGCTTCCCGAGCACCGACTGAACCCACGGCGTTCCCTCTGTCGTGTCGAGGAACCACTGACCGTACCAGAGCAGGAATCGCGTCTTGATCGCCTGCGCCACACACTCTGGTGAGTTAATCAGCCAGGTGTCATCCCCTTTGCCGAAGGTGTAATCACCGTTTTCATCTTCGCGTCTGTATCGCATCAGTTCACCTTGCCCGAATTGCCAGAGCCAGACTGCACGCCGTTATGTGTATGCTGGTCGCTGATGTCTTTGCCATTGGATTTCAGGCTGCCGATAAATTCGATGGCGCCGGTAATTTTTGCCGCGGTGCCTGTCGCAAGACTGCCCACCATGCCGCCCATCCACGTTAACAGGCCTGTGACTGTTACTGCCTGGCTGAACTTAGCCAGAGGCGTCGTTACGTTAAGTCCGCCCGGGGCAACAATGTTTACTG